TCATCAAGTGATCCACCAAGGTCTTCTAAGTTCTTAAAGTAGGAGAGATCTGACCATGCGTTAACGCCATCACCAATTTTAAACTGGTTGGTATCTGTTTCAAATCCAATTTCTCCTGCTGCCAAAATTGGGTCTGCGTCAGTCCATTGCTGTGCAGTACCTCTGCGCTGTTGCATTCTAGTTGCCATTTATATTCTCCTTATGGGTGCTGCCCATTTTCTTATCTTATTATAACATCAATTTTAGTTGAAGTTGTCTACTACTGAACCGCCGTCAAGTGTAAGAGCAAACACTGATGTGCTTGGTCCTCCACCATCAAGAGATGTTCCCTGTGGGCTATTGAAACTTCCGCCTTCACGGAATGTTGAAACAATGAAGCCAGTGCCATCGATTGCTGTATCGTGAATGTGCTGTGGCAAATTCAATGTATCATCAATCGTTGCTTGTGTGTACCATGATCCTTCGTAGTAGAAGTTTACTCTGTTTGTTAGAGTATCTAACCATTGTGTACCATTAGTTGGTGAAGAAGGAGCAGTATTGCCAACGGCCATTGATCCTGTTAAAGAATCAACATACTCCTTAGTTGCTGCGTGTGCTGCTAATGTAGGTGTTCCTACTTCAACTGCCTCGCCAAACGAACCTCCAAGTGCGACCTGAAGTCCATTCTTGACCTTGAAGTCTTTATCGACTGTTGCCATTTACTACTCCTTCTTCCAACTATTTTTATTTTTTATTAAGCAAGTAATGTTCCAACAACAGTAACTGTTGAAGTATTGTTCAATGTAGTTACCTTAAGTTGTACATCGTTACCTGAGATTGCTGCTGAAACTGATGATGAGCCTGAGCCATTTGTTCCAACAATTCCGTACTCTGTAACTGAAATGTTATCTGAAGTATCAAGTGTCAAAAGGACCTTTGAGATTTCAGTGTGTGTGCCGTATGCAACCTTTACAAGGAACTCTGCTGAACGGTAGTCAGCCTTTAACCATGAGTAGGCTGTTGCAATTCCTGCTACTGGAACTACTGTTGTTCCTGCAACATGCTTTGCAACTTCATCAATGTTTACTGCTGCAAATGTTGGAGTTGTTCCTTCAAGTGCATCTTGTGCTCTTGCATTTGTGAAGTAAAGGTTTGAACCTTCTGCAAGATCAGATGTTGTGGAATCTGCTACACCGTTTTCTGCGGTAATAGTGAGTCCTGAACCATTTCCTGAGATTATAATATTTGTAAGAGTTGCACCAGTCAAAAGATCTGCTGCTGATGTCTTAGCACGAGAATCTGTGAAGTACTGATTTGTTAGTCCTTCTTCGATATCATCTGTTGTAAGTTCATTAATTGCATCCCCAATTGTTCCGCCAACTGCATCAATTGCTCGTTGGTTTGTGAAATAGAGATTTGTGCCTTCTGCAATATCAGAGGTTGTTAGGTCATCTGCATAATCTTTGGCATTTTGCTCTGCAGCATTTGCTTTTGATGTTGCATCATCTGCAGCAGTTACGATTGCATCATTGTAAGCATCTGATGCTTTTCCATCAACATACTGCTTTGTTGCTGCTGCAAGAGCCTGTGTTGGGTCTGCTGAGAGAACAAGTTCTCCAGTCATTGTATCGCCAGATTTGGCTACCTTTTCTCCAATTGATGTTCCAATTGATGAAGCAAAGTTAGCGTCGTCTCCGATTGCTGCAGCCAATTCATTGAGTGTATCAAGGAGTGCTGGTGCAGAATCAACAAGTGCTGCTACTGCGTTATCTGCATGTAGTTCTGCTGCTGCCTGTGCAAGACCAATTTCTGTGCTTGTCTTGTATGCTGACCAAACTTCTGTTGAAGAAGATGATGCATCGTTGATCAAGTCATCTGCGTAATCCTTTGCATTCTGCTCTGCAGTTGCTGCAGCGCCTGCTGCATCGTAGTTAACTGCAAGACCATCTGCATAGTTCTTAGCATCTTGTTCTGCTGTATCAGCGTATGTCTGGTAAGCAGAAGTAATAGCAGTCTCACGGCCATCTGTATATGAGTTGGCTGCTGTCTCTGCTGCATCTGCTGCATCGTCTGCATATGTTTGGTAAGCAGAAGTAATTGCTGTTTCTCTTCCATCTGTGTAAAGGTTTGCTGCTGTTTCTGCTGCTGCTGCATCGCCGTACGCATCAAATACGCCAGACTTTACATTAAGTTCGCCAGAAACAACTTCCAACTGTGTTGACTCAACAGATGTGATGAGTGTTTCTCCACCAATGATATCAATGATGAAGTCTTGTGAATCTTGTGATTCTGTAAGAATGTTGTATCCGTTGATTGTACCTGTTGTACCTTCAACGATAAGACCACTCTTGATTTTAAAATCTTTATTTACTGTTGCCATTTTTTATATCTCCTTAGTTATGCCTTAAGTCCCATACGTGCGTAACGTACAGTGACTGGCTTGATCGCAGAATCTGGAGTGACTGTTAAGGCCACGGTATTTCCAGTGCGAGAGACATTAATGGTGCCAATATTCCCATCATTGTCGATTGTTCCATACTCGCTGACTGATACGTCTGTACCATCAACAAGAATTGTCATTTCAGTTGCGTAGAACTTGTTGTCCCCTGCTGAAGTCTTTGATATTGAAATAATATACTTCACCATACGCCAAACTGTAGCATCAAAGTTATCAATAACAGTTACGTTTTCAATACCGTTGATTGTGTTCTCATTATTACCTGCTGAACCCAAATCTGTTGATTGGGATGACAGCGTGTCAATGAGGTCTTCGTAATTTTCTTGAGTAGGTCTATCTCCTGTTTGGAATAGGCCCTTCACTCCTGGAATTGATATTTTAGCCATGTGGTAATTATAACATCCTTTTAATTAATTTAATTAGAGAATATAGTTGCTATATCCAATAACCTGTAGTGGAATTGCTGGGGTATTGCCAAGGCCAAGTGCTTGCACCTGGATAGTCGTAAACTTAACTCTAAATGGAAGAACATCGCTTACAACAGTATTTCGTGTAAAGTCTTTTACTTTGACTAGTGGATAGTCTATTGGAAAAATTCGTTTTGTTTTATTATTTAGTTCATCAAGTATTAATGCTGTTGCCATTAATCTGTTACATCTTCAAGAATCTTCATGCTACCCTGACAAACTGTCCAAACTCTTGTAGGGTCTGTCAATTGGATATCAAAGATGTCTCCTGTTTCTAAGACATTAGATTCTTCTGCTGTAAGCCAAACTGTAAACTCTCCAACTAGATCGTCTTCGTCTGCTACTGGAGTCAAAGCCATAATTGTAACTGCATCATCTGTAATAATTCCAGGAGTTGAATTAGGTCTCTTAATCTTCATAGAGATTTCCCATTCAGACCCTTCGCCTTTTAGAACAAGAGGTGCCTTTGCATCATCAGTTACATAAACCTTGAAGCCAGATGTGTCACCACGAACGACAGTCCAAATAACTGTTGGTGGTTTATTTCCAATATCATATGATCCTGATGATCCACGTGTTGTTGCCATTATTAGATTATACCATTCATTAGGATAAACCAGCCTTGAGTGCTCCCCAAGTACCGTTTCCTTTTGCCTCTACAATAATTATTCCATCTGCTGCTGCATGAGCAACTATACCTACTGCACCATTTGCTGCAACATCAGATAATCCGCCTTCGGATCCAACATAAAGAACATCTCCATTTGAAAATGAAGAAGTATTAATATTTTCCATGACACCAGCAACAACGCAAATCCCTTGCTCTTCATCTTCAAGTTCTTGCTTTAGTAAGCCTAAGATTGGTGAAGATGTTGTTGAGATACATTTATCGACAGTTGTGGTTGTTGAGTATCCATTTGCATAAACAGGAGTTCCTGCTGGAAGCGTTTCACCGCTGGCATTAATTACAGAAATCTGAAATGCAGAAATGCCAAGTGGTGGCAAAACAATCTTGAGTCTGTCTGCTAGGGCTTTAATATCACCATGAACATTAACAGGATCAGTTGATTCTGGGAAAGGTAGGTTTAAAACACCATCATTAGTTGTTGCCATAATAAATTAATTATACCACGCCTAAACTTGACTTCTGGGTCAAAAGTGGGTAAAATTATGTTATACTTATCAGTAGACACCTACCAAGGTGTTATTGTTTTCTAAGGAGGAAACTATGATGAACGAGAAGTTTAAGGAACAAGTAATCATTGGAATACTTACGGTTACTGGCATGTTTGCCGTTTTTTCAAACAATGCTAATGCAGTAACGGCTACACCAAATAGTAAGAGTGAACAGGTGCAGCCTACGATAGCCCCTTCTGGGGCTTTTTTGGTTTCTAAGACAGCAAATCTTAGCAAACTTACAAAGTATGTCAGCCATGACTCGTTGACAGATAAGGAACTTAAGGACCTTCTATATCAGGTTGGTTTTAGAGGAAAAGATCTTACAGAGGCTTGGGCTGTAGCAAAAAAGGAAAGCAATGGTCGTCCATATGCTTTTAACAAAAATGGCAAAACTGGAGATAAGTCTTACGGCATATTTCAAATCAACATGATTAGAGATCTTGGACCAGACAGAATTAAGAAGTTTGGACTTAGCGACAACCAAGACCTTTTTAATCCAGTTATTAATGCACAAGTCGCTTTTTGGATGTCTAGGGGTGGACAAGATTGGTCTTCCTGGCATGGTATTACTGCCAAAACAAAAATGTGGATTAAGAAGTTTCCGCTTTAAATCCTTTGTCTAGCATTTTGCTGTAATAAAATTCAGCATAATGTAATTGACGGTGAAGCCCTGGGTGTGGAGTACGAGTAATACTCTTTCCTGGGGCTTCTCCTATTTTATGATAGTCATAGCCATAGTCAAAAATATCTGGGTATTTATCAAACTGATCTTGATGGCATTTTACAGAATCCCACCCCTTCATCTTATAAAAAGGAAGTAAACCCTCAACCGTCTTAGGATCTATATAAAACTCAAAGTGTGGAGGAAACTCTTTACGTACCTGATCTTGAGTGTAACTATCAAAATTGTCAAGTAAAAACTTTTCCTGCTCTTCCGAGAGGGAGTTAGTCCATGTTGACCAGATCAAAGTGATATTATTTACTCTGCAGAAAGCCTCAAGCATCTGTATGTGGTTTAAGTTATTGTGGTATACCCACTCATAGGGTATTGTTGCTGAATAGTCCCAAGGAGCGGAATCTTTTGTCTTCCGTGGCTTATTGCCCAAACAATAATCAGTCATCTTGGATCCATCACCAGAAATAAAATAAAACCTTTCAAGTGGAGCAAAGTTACAAATAACATACTCAGGTAAATAGTTATATTTATTAATCATGCCAAAGAAACTAGAGATAATCTGATTTATAGATCCTCCACTATATGAAATATTGCCAACTGCTAGCCCTGTCATATCTGAAAGTATGTCTGACCACCTTAGATCTACTGGAAGACCCTGCCCTAGCGTTATAGAGCATCCTAGGGCTACTATTGGGGGTTTGCTTTCAAACTCTATGGATCGAATACCGTCTGAGTTCCAGCGGTAGTTATATTCTTTTCTTGCAACCTCTGCATGAGTTACAAGTATGTCAGATACTGGACCTTCGCCTGGTCTTGGATGAGAAATAATTCCAGATTTAAATATATTAAATAGCATTAATATATCCAGTTCTTCTTTTTAATATTCTTGTACTTTTTATATTCTTTATATTTAAAAAGTATACGCTGTATAAAATTAATCACCATTTACCAAGCGGACAAGTTGCTTCTTCTAGTTTAACCTTAAGGTGCATCAGGCATCCACACTTAGCACATTGCTTTGTTAAAGAAATAAACTCTGGACACCAATTACAGATGTCATATCTTTCTTTAGCAACTTCATCATTTGATCTTGGCTTGTTTGGATTAAGCAAATCCCAAGGCTTAACAGATTTTTTCAACGTGGACTCCTTTTTAAAAATTATAGCATATTGCTATTTATTTGTAAAGAGATCCAGCCATAGGTTTTTTGAATACCATCTTTAAGTGGTGCAGTATAATCCCAACCCAACTTATGTCTAATTAAATCATTATTAGAGTTTCTCCCCCTAACACCTGTTGGTCCATCAATATGAATAACATTAAGATTTTTATTTTCTACAGAACATGCTATTTGGACCAAATCATTAATGCTGACCATCTCTTCAGAGCCAATGTTGACTGGTCCCGAAAAATCTGATTCCATAAGCCTTCTTGTTGCCTCTATGCATTCATCTATATATAGGAATGATCTTGTCTGTTCTCCATCACCCCAAATTTCTATAGAATCTGTTGCCTGTATAACCTTTCTACAGATTGCTGCTGGTGCCTTTTCCTTACCGCCATCCCAGGTTCCTTCTGGACCAAAAATATTGTGGTATCTAGCAATTCTAACAGGTATGCCATTGTTTTTTTGAAATGCCAAGAACAATCTTTCGCTAAATAATTTTTCCCATCCATACTCACTATCTGGATCTGCAGGGTATGCATCTGATTCTTTCAGTCCAGGGTTGTTAGTATCTAGTTGCTTATAGTCAGGGTACATACAAGCAGAACTACTGTAAAAGATTTTAGTTTTATTAACTCCATACTCATTGTTAAACCTTGACTGTGCCCTTAGTAGATTTAAATTTATGAGTGCAGAGTTCTCCATAATCTGCGAATCGTTTTCTCCTGTAAAAATATAACCTGCTCCACCCATATCTGCAGCAAACTGATAGATCTCATCAAAAGGCTCTGCTAGGCTGTAAGGTATTGCCCTATAAAAATTTCCAGCATACCCTTTAAAGAGAATAACCTTGTTCATGTTCTCTTGTTCAGAAAGATCACGAACAATAAACTCGTCTGCTTGAGTTGCTGAAAACTCTGGGTACTTAATGTCTACTCCTCTTACCCAATAGCCCTCAGACTTAAGCCTTTTAACCATGTGGCTTCCTATGAATCCTCCTGCTCCCAAAACTAATGCTTTTTTCATTATTGACCTGCCTCCTGATCACGATTTATTTGCTTTTCCCAAAACTCTGCTATATGTCTTTGCTTGTGTACTCCAGGATGAGGCCAGTGTGCCCCAGGACCCTTTAATCTGCCATAATCATATGCAAACTTATGATAATCATATCCATAATCAAATATTTCTGGATACTTGTCTTTATATTCTTTATGGCATCCATCCCAACCTATCATTGCAAAGTGAGGTGTTAATTCAGATACATCATTTACCACAACCCCCAACTCAAAATTTGCTGGAAACTCTTTTTTAGTTGTATCTGTTACATAGTGCCTAAAGTTATCCTTTAAGAATTGTTCTTGATCTTCTGACATTCCATTTGACCAGCAAGACCAGTATAACTTAATGTTATTTGACTCACAAAATGCCTCTAACATTTTAATGTGATCTAAGTTTTGATAGTAAACCCATTCGTATGGCAATATTTCTTCGTAGTCCCATGGTGCAGTGGCTTTTGTTTTTTTAGCCTTATGATTAATATACCACTCATGCATGGCTTCTCCATCTGGACTTATAAAATAAAACCTTTCAAAATTAGCAAAATGTGCAATAACAGTTTCTGGCTTATACTGATATTGATGAATCATTCCAAAAAAACTAGAAACTAACTTGTTTGCAGCAGCACCAGAATAAGATATGTTTCCTACTGGAACTCCAATATTATTAGAAAGCATGTTTGTCCATCTAAGATCTTCTGGCAAACCTTGACCAAGTGTTATAGAACAACCCAGTGCTACAATCGGTGGCTTTGTTGAAAACTCTATAGATCTAAGTCCATCACTATTCCATCTATAGTTATACTCATCTCTTGGAACCTCTGAATGAGTAGCCAAAATACTTTGAATCCCAGAGTAATCTTTTTTAGGATTATTTCTATCAATACCCATATGGGGGATAACCCTAGGATTAAATATATTAAATAGCATCAGTAAATTACCTTTCCCCTTTTTATTTTTCGGTATTTACGCCACATCTTAAACTTATAAATAACTCTTTTCAACATTTAGATTCTGGCCATTCTCTCCACCACATTTTTCTTCCTAGATCTAATGGATAATCTGTCCAAGAATACGGAACCGCTTGTGCTTTTTGTGGATTATCAAAAAAATCCCAAGTCTCAATACCTTTTTGATTTCTATTTCTATGAATATATGCGGTGTAGGTACTTCCAGAAGTTCCAACAAAGTTTGTCGCATTATGCAAAACCAAGTTACAAATTAAACCAAAAACTACCTCATCCTGAAATGGCAAAGCCATAAAATCATCCCTAAAGTTATTAACGATATACTCATCTAATAAAATAAAACGATTTTTGTTATCTTGGACCATTTTGTGTCCTGGCTCACACGTGGAAACAACAATTGGCAAATCATTTTTAGAGAATGTGTCTATCCAATTTTCAAACATATCCTGAGTGGTCTCAAACATCTTAACATGATCAGATAGTCGTAAATGCATTCCTTGAAAGTTTCCAAGAGAAGTTGATATTTTGTTTGCTAAATCTACATATGGCTTTTTAAATCTAACTGATGATATTGCTTTATTAAGTTGTGGGCTTCTCTTATAAAAAAATCTTGAATACCATCCTAATGTTAATTTTAAGTGTAGTGTTGTATTTAATGGTAGCCTCTGTCTACCTTCAGCAAAAGCAATCTCATCATCTGAGACATTGTTAGTATTAGAATAATAAAAATTGTTTAGTAGGTCTTCAATTAAAAACTCTTCTTGTTCAAACCTATCAATTTTTTCATTAATAAATATTAGGTTTTGATCAAAGTCTAGTAGGTCCAATAGGTGTGGAAACTGATCTGGATTTGTGAACCCCTCTCTTTGCTGATTATAGAATCTGCTTGGAGTAAAGATAGGAATGCTATCTGTATTATAAAGTTTTGGATCACTAGTATACTTTGCGTAATGTACTATGGCGGGACTTTTAAGTTCATAAGATAATCCTGCTGCCAACTCAAGACTCATTACTTGATTAATCAGACCTGTAGGGTTATACAACTGAAAAAATATTTTATTCATTTACATTTTACTCATAGTTGAATTTTCATCATTAAGACTTTTCCTAATGTTTGTGTATAAGTACTGTGGACCTTCTGTAAAATACCAATGCTCTGGTTCGCAATAAAAGAAAAAGGCATTACAAACTATGTTATTCTCAGGATCTGGGAATCCCTCTCTCCAGTGTTCTTGATCATTGCCATATGATATAACTGCCTCATTTTCTACTGGTGTAAACTTTTCTCCTTCTACATAAAAATCCCATGGTGTTTTAGCAAATACCGTCAAGTTAATATGATATGTGCATGCATTGTCATCCTTGTGTTTCCATAGCCTTGCTTCTGTGCCCTCGTAAATACTAAGTAAGCACCAAGAAGGCTTTAGTGTTTCTGATCCAAACTCTTTTTTTGCAGTAGGTAAAAGTTTATTATGAAAATACTTTAATGGCAAAAGATATTCTGGCGTTGAATTACCCCAAAGGGCCCACTGATGCCTTCCAAAACCTTTATCAAAGGTTGTTTTGTCTCTTTGGTAAAGATTAGTTGCATACTCTTGTAAAACTTTAAAGTCTGTCTCGCTAAAAACATTTTTTATCAAGTATGGATCTTTCATCACGTCTCCTACTTATTGTGAGTTATAACGTCGCCTGCGATAATAATGTCGCCTGGTTCTGCGCTGAATGTATAAACTGCATCGCTATTAGATAGTATGTCGATTGACAATATTTCTGTATTATTATAAAGACCAGTAGCCTGATCATACTTTACAATAATATCGCCAACTTCTAGTTCTGCAACCATCGCAAACTTCCAAGAGTCTATTCCATTATCTATCTTGTTAACAAGTATTGGGTGCTCTAAAGTAAATTGTGCGGACTGATCACCATTGAAGTAAACAGTTTGTGTTTTATTCAGTTCTTGAACATCAACAATTGTTGTAGTTGAGTTTTCAACAAAAGTTAGAGAGTCTGATGCCCAAACAAACATCTCATAATCTGGAGCATTAATATCAATTTCTGCATAAGTTACAGTCATAACTTCATCTCCAATTTCAACGTCCTTTGCTTGCTTAGCAAGAAGATTGTTGTTTGAATCTACAAGAGTAATCTTTCCAGTTATAGGATCTGTAACTTCTGTTCCAGCACCTGGAGCAAATCTAATAAATGTGTTGGCAGAAATACATTTTACTCCATAGGTTGTTGTTGAGAATGAATATACAGGAACTGGTGTTGGGGCAACGGGTGTTGGTGTTGGTGAAGGTGTTGGGGCAACAGGTGTTGGTGTTGGTGAAGGTGTTGGAGCAACAGGTGTTGGTGTTGGTGAAGGTGTTGGTGCTACGGGTACTGGTGTTGGTACTGGGCCACCACAACAGGCTTGTCCTGCTGGAATAGAATACTGTGTAGACCCTCCTAAGTATGTCAAACCAAGTTCAGCACATGTCGCAGATGTTGGATTTGTAATTGTTCCTGGACATGCAGGCAAGGATGCTACTGGTGTTGGAACTGGTGTTGGTGCAGGTGGACACTCCCATTGTTCTTGAGTAGGATCACATGACCAATAGTAAACTGCAACAGTAGTAGGGCTTCCATTACAAACTCTAGTTTCATTTCCGCTGAAAACCCAAGAACACGCTACTGGAGTAGTTGGTGTTGGTGTTGGTACTGGAGTTGGTGTTGGTGTTGGTACGGGCACTGGTGCAACTGGTGTAACAGGTGTTGGGGTTGGTGTTGGAGTAGGTGTTGGGGCTACAGGAGTTGGAACTGGTGTTGGAGTTGCAACATATGTATAGTATGTAAAAGAAATATTTGTTTCATATTCAACAAGTGTTCCTGCTGCAACGGACTGTGTTGCAATTATATTATTTAAATTTGAGTTTGCTGTATTGGTTGATCCACTATTAGTATAATTTAATCCTGCATCTTCCAATGCTGTAATTGCATTAGTATATGTCAAGGTGGAAAGATCTGGTACTGCTACCATACCCTTTGAAGATGCCCACCCAAACAAATTTAGCATCTTGGACCTACGCCGTCAAATCGCCTATAAGTAGCCAGGTATTTGTATCTGTTTTCAAAAGCACACACCCAGAGTATTGTGCTGCGATCTTTTTATTTGAATTCTTGCTATTGATTGTAACTCCAACTGCTCCTTCAATTTCAACATTACCTGTACCGCTTCTAAAGATTTCAATCTTTTGACCATTGATAAATGGAATTGTTGAGTTGGCTGGAACAGTGATTGTAATATCTGTTGGAGATTCTGATGAAACGTTAATAGTCTTTCCAGCATCATCTTTTGTAATTGTGTAGTCTGCTGTTTTTAATGTAATGTCAGCAGAGTCTCCAGACCATCTCCACTCCCCATTATGGTAATACTGAATCTGATTAATTACAGATCCACCATCTGTTTGTCTAACAAAACAAACAATACCATTTGTTGGAGATGTTAGTTCTGCATCTCTTGCTGTTGGATTTTGAAAATTATTAACTCCTGCTTTTGCATTTGCAACCATATCAAAATTAACTACTGAAGAAAATGTTTGATCTGCTGTCCATGTATATTCAGCATTAGTGTTTACTGCACCACCTAGTGCATACCATGTATCATTAGACTCATTATAGATATAGGCAACTTTGCCATCTGAATTAATTGTTGCCATTTGATGTTAACCCCAATGCTCTAAGTTCTGCTTCTGTAATTTTGGTTGCTGCAATTAACTTTGCAATACCGCTTTCACGAAGTTGCTCTTCTGTAGTTTTTTCTTTAGCCATTATGCACCAATCTCTTTCCACTCAGTGCCTGACCAGACATACATTGTTAGTGGTGATGAATCTGAATCTACCCACAAGGTTCCAGTAGTTGGACTTGATGGTTGTGATGTTTGATAAGATGCTGTTGCGTATTGCACATCTGCTGTAACTGATGAGGCTGAGTCCACCCAAATGTAACCATTGTCTACTCCTGTTGGAGCGGAAGACAGGATTGATGATCCAAGACCATCTGACTCAATAGCATCTACTCTAGTGTCTAGTGCCTTGATGTGACCAACAACAGAGTCAGCAATAATCTCAGATTCTGTGGTTATTGTATTTGTTGTTCCGTAATGATAAAGTTTTAGCGCTGCCTGAATATCTGCTGGGTCTTCGAGACCAGGGATCTTAGTGGGATAGACAGTTCCTATATTTTCTGCAGCCATACATAAGATTATACCACAGTAATAAAGAGTTGTACGGACTTTTGGCCTGACAACTCAGCAAATGATCCGCTAGATAACTCAGAAGCATTGATTGTTATTGGCAATACACGCTCACCATTTGAAGTGGCGACTTCGCCTATACTGACTGATGAAGCAAGAGCGTTTTGATTTAAAATGCTATATTGGACATTAAAATTTTCTGCCTGGACACTACCTACAAAGTCAGCGGGAACAATTTCAGCCACAGGAATATTCATTGACCAAATGCCATCTACAAAACTTGTCTCTGTATAGTTTTTGCTATAGATGTTTGAGACTAACTTAAAAAGTTTTACCCAGGTATTTGTTCCAAGAACGTTTTGAAGTTGATAGACATACTGATATTCATCATCTGTAGACAAGATATTTATGTATAGGTCAAATAGTTGGCAGTCTGGAGCAAGGGCTGTTAGTCCATCATTTCCAATGACTGGCTTTCCAACATTTGAAAATATCTGACTTCCTCTATCTCCAGTTGGACCAAAGTCTACTTCAACATTTACAGTTTCAGGTCCGCCAAGGACAGCAAGATCATCTGTAGCAAGAACAATGTCAACCATTATGCTGTAACGCTCACCTGATCTGTAACAGAAATATTACCTGTTAGAACTGTATGAACTAAAGAGTATGGAGTTGAACTTTTTGTAATCTCAACATCATAAACGTATGTAGTTCCTGCTGTTAGATAAGCAGCATCTGCTGGTCTAATTGCACACTTAATAGAATCTTTTGCTGATGAGATAATTGCATATGCTTCGTGGTAATTTGAAGTTCCAGCAGATCCACGGGCAGTAGAAAAAGAAAACTTAACTGTATAGTCTGTCAAATCATATGCTGATCCGTCAGCAAGTTTTGGGTAGACAACAAACTCTAAAGTATCACCCTTGTAATAAGAAATATTATATGTTCCTGGAAATGCCATAGTTTTATTATACCACGCTGACGTAGATAGATTTCATTACTGCGGAGGCATCGTAGTCTGTTCTAATTTGTGGATATGCCCCATTACCCCACATCTTTTGGTCCTCAATAAATATCTGCTGAGTAACAGAGATTGGGTAGGTGTGCTGATATTTAAGAGATGCAACAAACTGAGATATCTCTCTATTAGAGTTAGCAAAAAAGGTTCTAATCCAGACTTCTGTGTTACTTGTGTAGGTTGTTAACTCAAAATTATAAGTAATGAATACTTGGGAGCCCTGTTTTAATCCCTTGAAATTTAACATTCTTGCGTGATCGTTCCAAAGGCTTACTGTGTCTTTTGGCAAATAGGTTTCTTCTTTATTATTATCAGACTTAATAAACATAGTGACCCATCCATCATCTCCTTGGGTAACTCCAAGTTTTTGTGGATTATTTAATGTATTAAAATATGATGCCCATCCTGCTTGCTGACCAGATGAAGATAAAGAACTAAGTCCATCTTTTCCATTTGCACCCTTTTCGCCTTTAGGACCCTGTTTGCCCTCTGGTCCTTGCTTTCCCTCTGGACCAGGCTCTCCGTCCCTCCCATCCCTGCCTGAAGGCCCTTGAGGACCTACTGGACCAGGTACTGGTAAAAAGGAAAGTGTATTCTCTTGAGAAATACTAGGTTGACTTTGTTGCACCTGTGCAGCATAACTTGATTTTTGAGCACCAGGAAAATCCATAGATTTAGAAACAGCCATAACTGCATTATCTCACGGTATTTAGTTATTCAGCAGTTATGTAGGTACCGTTGATATAAATCTTGCTCGATGTAGTTAATTCTGCTGGAGCATCTTGAGTAAACATCGCTTCCATAAGAGGAGAGTTTGCTCCACCTGCTTGCTTTAGATAGTGCAAATCAAGTTGAGTTGTATTTGCTAAATGATCTGCCTGCAAAACAACATGTCCTGCAATATCTGGATTAACTGTTGGATCAACATTTGCCCATGCCTGGAAGTGATTCATTGTTCCAGCAAGTGGTGCATATGGTAGTGCTGTAATATATTGACCTGTACCGAAATTTGTCACGGTAGCAAGATTGATTTCAATCCAGAAACTTACCATACGACCATTCTTAACAAAGTGTGAATTATATGTTGGGTATGTAGAATCTGCTCCAGTAAATGTTAAACCAGTTGCTGTAAAGTTTGGAGACCACCTTGTAACCTCTCCATTACCTCCAACACCTACTGCTGTTGTTACATCTCCAATAGTTGCAATCTGGTTGTCTGCAACTGTTGGATCATTTAAGAACTCTCCAGCAGTTCCAGTTAGAACAACTCTTCCACCTTCTGAAGCAGTAACAAAAAGGTCTCCGCCATCATTTCTTTCAATGTCGTATACAAATATGCCACCTTCATTTGGACCACTTATATATCCGCCTTCATCAAATCTCCAGGACCATTCGCCCATTGCTCTTTTGAATGTGTAATTCCATCCAGGGAAAAAACTAAATTGTGTTCCAGTACTTGAAATAGCGCTATACTCTGTAGTATTATCTACTTGACTTCTTGTTACATTATTAATGATATATTTAATACCATCGTAGATCATAAAGTCATTGTAGTCTGGCTCTGCGACTGAAGTATTTACACGAAAAACTGTTCCTTCAACATCATTTATGTTGTCATATGACCAAGAAAGATCTTCCTTCTTTGCCTGAATGCTTACATTACCACTCGCATCACTTACATGTACACCTGCTCTTTCGCCACCAAGAATAAGTTCCGCAGAAGAATAATCTTGTACTCCACCAGCACGAATATGAATATGGTTTGGTGCAGTTGGATCAATTATAATTTGTTGATCTGAAGATCCATTCTCGGTATCTGGAGTAAGAACAATTGTATCGTTACCGTATCCATCACCTGAAGAATCAATTGGGTTAGATATATATCCTGATCCAGGTAGTTGGAATCTTCCTTCAGAATCCATTGACCAATTGTGAACTGTTTCAAATTCAGCATCTTCGTTATTTGTTGTAAATCGAATATCGTCTGCTGCATTGAGATGAATGTCATCTCCTTGTCCAAGGGTTTGAATGTAAAGGTCATCTCCAGCAGTTATATATAGATCGCTATCTACTCCTGCTTCAATTGTCATCCCCTTATCTCCAGGAAGACTAATTATGCTTCTACCAGTATTTTCTGAATCATTTGTAAAAATAAAGTCTGCAATATTTGCACCTGATCCACCTGTGATATCAGACATCTTAGCAATTCTGTTGCTGCCGTCTAATTGCGGGGTGCCAATATAAGCATAAGTACTTCCAGGATTAAGAACAATATCATTGTTTGCAGTTAAAGAAAGATTTGTTGAATCAGTAGAAATGGATTCAGTTTCATTAGATCCAAGGACAATTCCGCCCTGTGCTGCATCTTGCTGACCTATGACAACAACATGGTTTGCAATATTTCCATCACCAAGAATTACGTCATCACCGATTGTGATATTGTCTGTTGCTCCATTGCTTGTAAGAGTAATCTTACTAAATGTTGGACTATCTGTTGTTCCTAAATCTTGTGGAAGAACTGCATCTTCTCCTGCTGGACCTTGTGGTCCTTGTGGTCCTGGTGCTCCAGAACCTGATCCGCCTGCTGTAGTAAAACGTGCCATTCTTATTCAAGTCCTGTCTTGAGAACTGCAATATATGTTGCTTGATCTGCAATTGCATAAAGAGCATCTTGTCCAGGAAGTTCAACAGACCATGCTGCGCCAGGTGCTAGTCGGTACCCAAAGTCTTCTGGATTAACACCTTCTGCACCAAGATAAACATATGAGGTGTCGCTTAGGTTCTGAATTGTAATGTCCATTCCAGAGTGAAGTCCATTTGGGGTAAGGCGTGTAGCCTCTGTATTGCTAAGATAGTGATTTGAGTGAATAGTCATAGACAGATTATATCACTTATTTACTTTAAAAGTTTTACTTCCAACTCTAATTACTGAAGGCAATTCAGGTCTTGGTGTTGTAACTTTTACAACTGCCATTACAGTGAACCGCTAACATCGCCTATAACAAGGATGTTCCCTATAACTGGAGTCCACACAGTATCATCAATAGTTACTTGAAGATCAAAATTAAGTTCTGCTAGTGCAGACCCATATCCTGTACCCCAATATTGAGTAAGGTCAGGTCCTGCAACAATATCGACATATCCATTTCCAGGGGTAACAGTAAGTTCATCAATAATGTCACCTTTAGGGTCATAAGAACTTGCAACGTATTCCCAATCAGATGTATCAAAATATGTTACTTCGTCGTTATCTAAAAATTCAACTCTAAGGGAAGCGGTATCGCCTCTAACGACATTCCACTTGATTCTTGCTGGATCAGCCCCAAATATTTCAGGTCCGCACATAGTCATAATCAGATTATACCACTAAATAAAAAAAGATACCCAGGATAGGTGGGTATAAGAAACTATCCTAGGTATCAGATAAAAGTATATCATATCAGGATAATCTGGACATTAGAAATCAAGATATAAAAAGTTTACCAAATCGTTACAATACCTTTTGTCCGTTTTATACTATTAAGTCATAGAATGTCAGAGTTACGGATGGTGTATACTTAAATATATATAAGAAGAAAAGACTATCTCTAAAGGGTTTATATCTTATATATTATATATATAGCAAATAGGCAAATTAGGTTACTTACCAGATTTAGCGATATACTCAATTAGAATATCATACATGTGATCTAATTTTTGCTTCTGTTCTTCTCGAACTTGCTTTGCTTCTTGGCTTTCTTTCTTAATAAATTTAATTTCGTCTCGCAATGAAGATCCGCCGTTAGTTTTAGTTTCGGAGCGAATATCGTTTACGGCTTCTTTTATAGGTTCGATTTGAATTTTGATATACCAACGGATCCCGCCGAGTAAGATTCCGCCGATAGATAAAATAGTAAGTATAAAACCTGCCCAGTCTTGCGCTGACATAGTACAAATTATAACCAGTGTTTTCGAAAAAATGAAACGGTATTTAAGTCGCCGCCGAAATAGAGTGTTC